CTGCTGGTCAAAGTAGAAGTTTAAGTTTACGTCCATCTGATTCAGGATCAGCAACCAGTCAAAAAATTAATCCAGCTATAGCTATACTATCAAGTATAAGAAGTATGCTGGGTACAATATCAACAAATGTATCATCATTATTAAAGTTTGCTGAAGCTGAAAATGTTCGAAGTGAAGATCAAGAAGGTAGAAGAATAGAAAATAGACTTGAAGATGAGAGACGAGAAGATCAAGAAAATGCTCAAAAAAAACCAGGATTTATTTCAAGAACTATATCAAAGGTTGGAGAAAAAGGTGTGGGAGGATTGATAGGTTTATTAATTAAAGGTGTTGCTTTTTTCTTTGGTATATCATTCTTAAAAAAATATATGGATAAAAATTTTCCAACTCTTATGAAACCAATTAATGAATTTCTTGGACAGTTTGGTAGTTTGTTTACTAACTTGAAAAATAGTATTACAAATTTATTTGAAGGTGATACTGAACAAGCTATGATAGATGGAAAAGCAGCCTTAAAAGATGGAACAGGTTTAATTAATAAAGCAATTAAATTTTTAAGTACGAGTATTGATAAACTTTTAAACTTAGCTGGATTTGAGAGTTTACGTTTATATGAGAAAGGTCTTAGTTTTTTTCAAGATCAAGTTAAACCAAGATATGATGCATTTATAAAAGATATAAAATCATACTTTTCTAATTTACAAGGTGAAACTACAATGGAAAGAATAGGAGAGACATTAGAGGATGTTATTGTGACTGTTTTAGCTAGCATACGAAATTTTGTAGGAAAGTATCTTACTTTTGACAATCTGAGCAGAATTTATCAAAAATCAAGTTTAGAAAATGAAAAAAGAGAACAACTTAGTCAGTTGCCTGAAGAAGCTGGTACTAAAGAAGGTTTACAAGAAGTATTTGAAGAACAATTAAGATCTAGTAAAAAAGACGGAAGGGATTTGTCTGGCTTAGATTTGGATAAATTACGAGATGAAAATTATCAAAAAAGAGAAGGATTTCAGCTAGCTTTAGGAAAAAATGCCTCAGCGTTTGATCCAAGATTAGATCAGTTAAATGAAGAACAATTAGAGATACTTAGAAAATTAGAGGCCATGGAAATAAGTAATAAAAAGTATGCAATAAAGAAAAATTTTACAGAAGGTATGCTTAAATTAGATAATCCAGAGGTAGGTACAAGTGTAATTCAAAATATGTTAAAAAGAGAATTGAATCCAACTCCATTTGATAATAATAATCCAGAGCTGGAAAAAATAAGTAGTAATCAAGGTACTAATCTAATAAGAAAAAGTACTCAATTAACTAGTATTAGTACTCAAAATGTATATAATATCAACACAGATAGTAGAGATCAAAAACAAATTGTAACTAATACTGTTGCAAATGTTGGAAGCAGAGGGGGCACTAGTGGACCAATATCTGTTGAAAATACAAATCTTGATCCTAGTGCCCGTTCATTTGTTTAATCGTCGATTAACTTCTTAAACATATCCATTTCATCTGTATCAGAATCAGGAACAGGCATCATTGGTGCTTGTGCTGGAGTTACAGACTTAGGTTTTGGAGGAGTAGTCAACTCAGTTTGTTCAGCTGTAGTTGTATTAGCCATTCCAGATAATCCCAAAGTCTTATCTAACTTAGCTTTCAACTCATCATAAGTTTTAAAGTTATTTGGCTCAATAAACTCTTGTAATGAATACTGACTAGCCCATACTTGTTCTAACTTATCGTCATCTTCAAGTACAGCTTTAGGAGTATCAAACTCACTCTTATCATAGTTTCTATATCCTTCAAGATTTCTTATTTTCATCTTGAAGTTAGCACCATCCCAAAAGTGAAAAGGGTTCATAGGTTTCTCATCTTCAAATTGAGGATTCATAGCTTCGTTAAGTTTATCAAATATTTTTTTACCATAACGGAATAACTTTACTTGACCATTATTCTCAGGATGAGCTGGATCATTAACAACATAGATATTACTAATATAAAGTAATCTACGCTTTTGCTTTCTAGCTTGATCTTTACCAGCATCATCTCCTCTGTTCCATAACATAGAGTTATATTCAGAAACAGGATCTTTTTGATTCATAGTAGTTAGAGAGTTCTCAATATACCATCCACCAGGACCTTGAAAGCCATGGTTAAAGATACGAACCCAAGGAATGTCCTCTCCTTTAGGGGCAGGTAAGAATCTAATAACAGCATAGCCATTACCAGTTTTATCTACCTCTGGTTTCCAAAAACGATTATCATCCCTATTAGAGTTCTCGCTATTAGATGTTAACTTATTTGTTTCTTGTAGTAGTTTGTCCAGACTGGACTGTGAAGAGCGTTTAAGCTCAGCAAATGATTGCGACATAGTATCTCCTTGTATTGCAATGTATTAGTTTTATCCACTTAATCATAATATAATATTATTTATTATATATTATTTTTTATCTTCGGTCAACAATCTTTTTTCTTCATTGACAGAATTATTTAATTCATCTATAACTCTTTTTTGTTTTTTAACTTTTGCTCTGAGTTGTTGTAACTCTCCAACAAATTTTTCTAACTCAAGATTCATAACTTTCTCCTTTTAAATATTTTAATATATTTTGTGGTGATGAAACTTCATATGGATCCTGTCCATGATTATCTTCCATACCAGGTTCAACAAACACTTCATCAAATGTACCATCTTTTATTATAGCTGCATATCTCCATGACCTTTTACCAAAGCCAAGATTTTGTTTTTCAACTATCATGTTAACTGAATCTGTAAACTCTCCATTACCATCTGGAAGTACTTTTACTTTACCAATGTCATGGTGCTTTGCCCAAGCATTCATTACAAATGAATCATTAACAGATATACAATAAATCTCATCTATTCCAAACTCTTTAAACTCCAAATATAACTTATTAAAATCTGGTAGTTGATATGTTGAACACGTTGGTGTGAAAGCACCAGGAAGTGAAAATAAAATATATTTTCCTTTTTCAAAAATATCAAGACTACTTTTTCTTACCCACTTATAAGGATTATCTCCTCCAATAGATTCATCTCTTTCTCTTATATGAAAAGCTGTATAGGGAACTGTGTTACCTTTTTTTATCATTTTACAAATACCTTTCTTAAAATTTCTTTTCCTTTTTTATCGTTAAACACTACAAATGGACTATACTTATCCATTCTCTTTTTAAACTCTGTCCATACTGGATCGTCTAAAACCTTACTCCATTTCCTAGAATAATTCAAAACTCTATCTATTATTATCATAGTTTCTACATATATGTCATTTCTTAATATACATTTTAATAGTATAGGATGGCCGTCTTCCATTACAAATAAACTATTAAAGTCAATATTTCTTTCATCATAATAATCTTTTAAAAATTTAAAATCATTTTCTAAGATATATGACAAACTATCTTGTCTCTTCTTCCATTCAATATATACTTTTTCTGACTTCAATGTCAGCACATTACCAATCCAAAAGTCTTCTCCATCAGCAAAGTTGCTAACAAATAAATCTCTCAATTGTTGTTTGTTATACTTACGCTCTAACTTACTAAAGAAAAACTTGTCTCTACGTTTTAAAAAACTTTCTTCTTTCACATTTACTTTACCACTATACTTAAAGTAATCGTATGTAGTAGTAAAATGATTACGTACAGCTAAGTAAACTTTATAAGCATCAAAGCCTTCATAGATGTTCTTCATTTTTCATATAATTTAGTTTAATTGCTTCTTCTTTTAAAATCTTTTTTATCTTTTGATTTATTAGTTTAGCAGCACTTTCAACTTCTATATTATTTTTATAACAGTAATCCATTATGGCATCCATATAGGAAATTTCTTTTTCTTCAACTTGTTCAGTAATTATCTTACTAAACTTTGAAGTTGTCATAACATTAATCATTTACTTTGCCCACGCTTTTCCTTTGTATATCCTCGGATAGCATTTCGGGCCAATAAATTTCAAAAGCAATACAATCTGTTATTGCTTTAAACAAATGATACTCACCAGGTTTAACAGCCATAAAGTCTCCTTTATGTAATGTTGTTTTATCCACTAGGTCGTAATCATTTTTAAAAACTTGTATTTCCATTTCACCTTTTTCAATGAAGAATCCATTCCATTTATAACTATGTTTATGTGTACTACATTCTCCACCTTTAACAACTTCAATTCTGTGAAACTCTACCACAGGGTTCTGCAGCAGAGCTTTCGTTTCGCCCCACACCTTACCGGCTTTCATATAATCTCCTTTTAATATATTGTTGTTCTATAAAATATATGGTCTTCGTGTTCTACTGTTTTTGTTTTTTCTTGTGCCCACTTTGGATTAACATAGTATGCATGATACCATAAAGCTCCATTAGTGAGATTCTCATTATACCCAGTTAATACTTGTCGGGCAACAGTTTTTGCAATTTTCCAAGCCATCTGATCATTTATCTCATCTGGCTTTCCATCACAGTACCAACTAAATTGGCATCTGTTTTTTATTGGTACAACTTTATTCATTTTCTCTTTGTACCATGTACTGTGTTGAGCTTCATAGATTACTCCACAAACAGTATTTGGAAAGTTCTCATCTTGCACTCTATTCATTACTACTTCACTTACAGCTAGTTGAGAAACAATGGATTGATTTCTAGCTTCAAAATATACATTCTTTGCTAGACAAGTCAAACTCTCATCATCAACTAAATGTTTTTGTTTAAACACATTAATATTGGATCTTACATCATCTATTTCAGAAAATAATAATGGTTTATCTCTTTCTATGTCTGGTGCTCTATCTACTATTGAGGCTAATGTATAAACCATATACGATAGTATTATTGCCCAAAACCAATTCGGTATCTTAATTCTCATAAGTTCCTCCTTTTGTTAAAAAGTCGTAATATTATTTATTATTCATTATACTTGAAATTAAGCTATTTGGCAACAGTTGATTTACAACCACATTTTACTTTGTAGTCTTCTACTGCAGCTTTAATAGCATCCTCTGCTAGAACAGAGCAATGTATTTTTACTGGTGGCAATGCTAAGGACTTAGCTATTGTAGTGTTTTCAATCTTAGCGGCATCATCAATGTTTTTATCTTTGACCATTTCTGTAATGAGACTAGAGCTTGCAATCGCACTTCCACATCCAAAGGTTTTAAACTTTGCATCTGTTATTACATTAGTGTCTGGATCAACTTCTATTTGAAGTTTCATTACATCCCCACATGCAGGTGCACCAACTAGACCAGTTCCCACATTTGGGTTCTTTTTGTCCATGGATCCAACATTTCTTGGGTTCTCGTAATGATCAAGAAGTTCTTTACTGTATGCCATACATGTATTTATGATAAAGCCCTCGGTTGAGGGCTAATCGTGGACGAAATTACTTCTCAGCGCAAGCGTAAGAGTTAATTTCTAAACCTACAGAAATTTCTGTAATTGTTGGTTTTTGCCAAGCCATTTTATGCTCCTTGTAGTTAATGTTAACATTAAAACGAGTCGGTTGATCGTTTGATCCGCGATCCTCATCTTTATTTAGTTACTATACCATACCAATGCTGAATACAAGATGAACAACTCGTTAAGAAATCGATTAATTTCGTTAATAATAGATATTTTATTTTAGAATGTTATTTTTCGTTTTTATCCTTTAGAGTTATCTGGTCTTCCATTCTATCTGTTTGTTTATTAAGTTCTTTAACAACAGTGCTTGACCATGCTACTACAGGAGATTTGTAGTCACTATTTATCCTGTGTTTTGGATACTTGTGATCTCCAATTGTCTCGTCTCTTTTGTAGTGCTTCAGAGGTTTGTCTACTCCGGCTTTCTCTAGTATCTTTTTTATGTCCGTTTTTATTTCCGTCATTGCTCTCAGTCTCATACAGTTCAGGATGGTTCTTTTTAAATTCTCTTATTCTTTTTTTTAATAATGCTACTATATCATCTTTCATAGTTATAAAACATAAAGGGGGCTCTCGCCCCCTATTTATTATGCAGCGTCAGCAAACTCGACAACTTTTTTAACAGCTTTGTCTTTAACTCTACTGTTTGCACCATACCAACTTGAAGCCATTCTAGCATCAGTTGACTTACCAAGTACATGATCAGTCATATAAGTTACTGCGTTTAAAGCATTCCACCAAGAACCAGGTCTGATGTCAGCACCAGGTTGAGTCTCAAGAATACTGAATGCTTGTTGAGCAGACTTACCTATTCTTGTACCATTACCATGGTT